TCTTATCAACCAGGAAAATCATTACAGGTATTGAATACATTTATAATGAACCCAGCAAAAGCAAATCTTCGTCAAAGAGTAGGATACTTTGGTGCAGATAATGGAATGTATCTGGAACTTGATGGAAGCACTTTATATTTTGCGGAAAGAAGTTTATCTACTGGAACAACAACAAGAGTTGCACAGTCGGATTGGAATGTTGATACGATGCTTGGTGCAGGGCATCTCAATCCATCTGGTGTTACATTAGATATTTCCAAAGCACAAATTTTGTGGATGGATATTGAATGGTTGGGAGTTGGAACAGTTAGGTTGGGTTTTGTAGTTGATGGGAAGTTTATTCACTGCCATTCATTCCATCACGCAAACTTAATCACTTCAACTTATATTACAACGGCAGCATTACCTTTGAGATATGAGATTGCAAATACTGGAATTACAACCAGTGCAAGCACACTTAAACAAGTTTGTTCTACTGTAATTTCAGAGGGTGGTTATGAACTTCGTGGAATACAGCAGGCAGTTGGTATACCAATCAATTCTCCAAGAACATTAGGAACTGCGGGAACATTCTATCCTGTAATATCTTTGCGTCTCAAAGCATCACCAAATCGTTTGGATGCTATTGTAATTCTCACGGCACTTTCTATAATGCCAATTAGCACTGGTAATTTTAATTGGCAGGTTATAGCATCTGAAACTACTACTGGTGGTGCTTGGGTAAGTGCTGGTACTGATAGTGCTGTTGAATATAATATTACTGGAACTTCTGCTGCTGGGGGAAGAATACTAGCAAGTGGATTTTTTAATGCATCAAATCATGCAGCAAGTCAAGTTGATATTCTGAAAGAAGCATTATTTAAGTTTCAGTTAGAAAGAAATGGATTAACTTCAACTCCTTATGAACTTACACTTGTGGTTGCTTCTGATAGTAGTAATGATACTGTTGTTGCTTCTTTGGACTGGGAAGAGATTAGTAGGTAATTATGGATATTCAAGACATTCAACTAAAGATAGGTGATGCATATCTCTCTAACCCAAATCTAAAGAGAGCAAATACTCCAATACAATTTACCGAAGAACAAATTATTGAGTTCTTAACTTGTAAGGAAGACCCAGTTTATTTTGCCAAAAAATACATCAAGATTGTTAATGTTGATGATGGTCTTGTTAAGTTTAATATGTGGCCCTTTCAGGAGAGATTAGTCAGCAACTTTCATAAGAACAGATTTAACATAGCAAAAATGCCACGCCAAGTTGGTAAGGCATTAGCATTAGATACTCCAATACCAACACCTGAAGGATGGGCGACGATTGGGGATATTGAAGTTGGGGATCAAATACTTTCTCCAGATGGAAATCCAGTTTCTGTAACATTTAAAACAGAAACTATGATTAATCATCAGTGTTACAAAATATTTTTTGATAATGGAGAAGAAATTGTCGCTGATGCAGATCATTTGTGGGAAGTAAATAGTTCTTATTGGAGAACTGGAAAAAAAGTTATCAATACTGATGAAATATATTCAAGATACTTAAAGAAAACTAACAATAAAAGAGGTAAAGGTGTAGAAGGGTCACTTTATATTGACTTATCTAAAGCAATTAATGGGAAAAATCAAAATTTGCCTATAGATCCATATCTTCTTGGTGTTTGGTTGGGTGATGGATATTCTGCGGACGGGAGAATAATAGCACATAAAGATGATTATGAATTTTATAAAACAAAACTAGATATTGAACACGAAAGAGAAGATAATAATTGTATTCGTTTTAAGTGTAGAGATTTAAGAAAAAAATTAAAAGAAAATAATTTATTAAAGAATAAACATATTCCTCAAATATATCTGCGATCATCAATAGATCAAAGAATGGAATTATTGCGAGGATTGATGGATACTGATGGATCTATCACTAAAACTCAATCATTTGAGTTTTATCAAAAAAATTATGAATTTATTCTTCAAGTTGTTGAACTTCTATCTTCTTTAGGGATAAAATCTAGGGTAAGTAGAAAGTCAATCAATCAGTGTTGGTATTATACAGTTCGTTTTGCTTCCAAAGAAAAAGTTTTTAATCTTCCAAGAAAGTTAGAATTAATAAATTTTAATGGAAAAGGAAGACCTCAAAATAAAAGACATTATATACAAAAAATAGAACAAGTAGATAGTGTCCCAGTTGCGTGTATTCAAGTAGATAGTGATGACCATCTGTTTTTATGTGGAAATACTTTTATCCCAACACATAATACAACAACGGTAGTATCATACTTATTGCATTATATTGTTTTTAATGACAACGTAAATGTCGGCATTCTTGCAAACAAGGCATCAACCTCAAGGGAGATTTTAAGTAGACTTCAATTATCTTATGAGAATCTTCCAAAATGGATGCAACAAGGTATTGTATCTTGGAATAAAGGATCATTAGAACTTGAAAATGGTTCAAAGATTATTGCGGCATCAACGTCTGCTTCTGCTGTTCGAGGAATGTCATTTAATATTATTTTCTTGGACGAATTTGCATTCGTTCCAAATCATATTGCGGATGATTTCTTTGCATCTGTTTATCCTACTATTTCATCCGGTAAATCCACTAAGGTTATTATAGTAAGTACCCCAAAAGGTATGAACCACTTCTATAGAATGTGGCACGATGCGGAAAGAAATAAAAGTCAATTTGTTGCTACTGAGGTTCACTGGTCAGAAGTACCCGGAAGAGATGAGGAATGGAAAGCTCAGACAATTGCAAACACAAGTGAAGAACAATTTAGGGCAGAGCATCTTTGTGAATTTTTAGGATCCATAGGAACCTTAATCAATCCAAGTAAACTTAAAATATTGGTATATGATGATCCAATAACCAGAAGTAAAGGTCTTGATGTTTATGAAGACCCCAAGGAGGATCATAATTACTTAATTACTGTTGATGTTGCTCGTGGTATAGGAAATGATTATTCGGCATTTGTGGTTTTTGATATTACAAACTTTCCATACAAAGTAGTTGCAAAGTATAAAAATAATGAAATTAAACCGATGCTATTTCCAAGTATCATTAATGAAGTTGCAAAGGGGTATAACAATTCTTGGTTGCTTATAGAAGTTAATGATATTGGAGACCAAGTTGCAAACATTCTTCATTTTGATTTGGAGTATGATAATATTTTAATGTGTGCGATGCGAGGTAGAGCAGGGCAATTAGTTGGTTCTGGTTTTAGTGGTAAAAAATCTCAACTTGGAGTTAGAACAACTGCGGCAGTTAAAAAATTAGGTTGCTCTAATTTAAAATTACTTATTGAGGATGATAAGTTATTGGTTAATGATTATGATATTATTGCAGAAATGACAACTTTTATTCAGAAGCATAATTCTTTTATAGCGGAAGAAGGGTGTAATGATGATTTGGTAATGTGCTTAGTTATTTTTGCCTGGCTAGTTGCTCAAGATTATTTCAAGGAAATGACGGATAATGATATTCGTAAGAGAATTTATGAGGAACAGAAAAATCAAATTGAACAGGATATGTCTCCATTCGGATTTATTTCTGATGGATTAGAAGATATGGAAGTATTTGTGGAGCAAGAAACTGGAGATAGATGGATGTTTGCTACTCCAGAAAATCAAATACAAACTGAAGAGGTTTGGAGTGTTGATGAATATGGAGACCGTTCTTATATGTGGGATTATAGATAAGTCTTTGAAGAGAAGGAAATTATAAATACTTTTAGAATAATTCGGGATAACGGAGAATAAAGATGCCGCTAAATTTAGCATCTCCTGGAATTGTAGTAAGGGAAGTTGACTTAACCTCTGGTAGAGTTCAACCAGCTTCTAATAAAGTAGGAGCAATTGTTGCACCTTTCGCAAAAGGTCCTGTAGACTCGCCAACTTTAGTGGAGAATGAAAATGATCTGCTGAATATTTTTGGAGAACCGTATTCCACAGATAAGCACTATGAAAGTTGGATGGTTGCTTCATCCTATCTTTCTTATGGTGGTTCATTACAGGTAGTCAGAGCAGACGACACCCAACTAAAAAATGCCTTTGTAGGAACTGCAAGTAGCGTTAAGATTAAGAGTTT